TAGCCTGGTCACGGTCGGCAGCGCACGAATAGTTCTCGCCGCCGGGCTCATTTTCCATGAGCCCCTTCAACGCAATCCCGGCAGCGGTCGTGCTTTTGGCGTTGCCGCGAGGAATCGCAAGCAAGGTAGTCCGATACTGCCGCCGGCCGTCAGCACGAAGCGTCCCATAGAGCGAGTGCAGCCACGACTTTTGCCACGACTGCAACAGCAGCGGCTTTCCACCAAGCGGACCCTTTACGTGGGTCAAATGCTTTTCGAAGAACCGGATGGCAAGGCATCCGGGGCAATCACCCGAGCATGCGTCGGTCTTCTTCGTCTTCTTGCGGGGCATTGTCCACTGCCGAAACGCGAGCCAGTGCCGATGCGGTCAAGCCGAACTGCTCGGCAAACCGCAGCATGTGCAGGCGGGCGTCTTTCTTGCGATACCACGCGGGGTGGTTCATCACCCTACCCTTATCGTCCATGAACGTCGCGCCATGCTCGCGGAGTTCGCGGTCAGCCTTGACCATGTCGGCCAGTGCATCGCAGTAGGCGGCGAGCGTGTGCTGATGCCGCAAACTCATCACGCGGCTCGTCTCCAACATGGGCACGATCCGCTCCCATTCGGCCCGGCCGATTTCGCACAAGTAGTCGGGAGGAGGCGGCACGCCAGGTGGAGCGTCGATGCCGCCACGCGAGTGCGGGCCGCGAACCTGGCTGCCCCGCATCTCAAGGATGGCTTTCGGCGTTGGTTTGCGTCCGGTTGGCATTTTCGCGGGCCTTCTAGGGGGCGTTCGTTTCGGCTTTGTCTACGTGCCCCAGGGCAAACGGTATTCCTCCGCAGCCCGGCCAGAGCCGCACTGGCCCCCCGGGAGGGGGGGCTACCGCAAAGCCAGCCGAAGCTGTCCTATCCTGCGACTGCCTTTCTTGGAGTTGCAGCCGAAGCACGCGGTCTGGCAGTTGTCTGGCGTGTGCGGTCCACCCTTGCTCATGGGAATGATGTGGTCAATGGTCGGAGACTTCATATGTATCTTGCCATCACTCTTGCGATACCTAGCAGCCTCCAGCACAGGAGTCTTGCATAACTGGCAGATGTAGTTATCGCGTTCAAAGACCAGCGTCTTTGGGAACCTCACGTATTCAACGCCATACCGCTTGGCCCTTTGCTTGAAGTGCTTGCCTGCGGTCTTCCTGTACCGCTTTCTTGCAGCACGCTCATTCGCCGCAGCCTTGTCAGCGTTAGCCTGCCGGCACTCATCAGAGCAAAGCCTCTTGCCGCACGGACAGCCACACACCTTACATGGCCGCAGCGACTCGGTCGCCTTTCGGTACATGCGATTGAGACTTCGCATGAATGACTGGAAGCTGGTCAGGATCTCTCGCACAGGCTTGCGTGATGGGGCCGACGCCCACAATCCGCCACGGTGCCACACAGACTCGAGCTGATTCGTGCGATCCCATGGTTGACTGCCATCCTTGCGGGCTTCTGCGAAACACTCATTTCCGCAGAACTTGCTCTGGTCCTTTTTGAGTTTCTTGCCGCATCTCACGCATTCACGGGCCGGCCGCTTGTTCTGCGGCTTGACGTTCCGCTGTCCTGTGGCAATTTCCGCCTTGCGCTTTGCAAGATACTCAGACCGAGCAAGTGGCTTGCATGTCGCACAGTGCCGCGATAGCAGAATCGCGTTCCCACCAACGGCATCGAACTGCTGCCCGCATCGTTCGCACGTCTTGATTTCGCTCGTCGGCAGTCGCCCTTGCTTTCGAGCCTTGCACCGCTGTTGCTTGCAGCACTCTGGGCAGGAAACCATGTCCTTGCCCTTTCTTGTGGTCCATCCTGAACCGCATCGCAGGCACGCCATTGCCACCTCCTTCGGGTGGCACAGTGTACCAAAGTTCAGGCCCTTCCGCGACCGCTTTCCCTTGCCGTTTTGGTGTTGTGGCACGCCTGGCAAAGACACTGCCCGCCTTCAACGTCATACCGGCTTCGTCCATCCTGGCACCTATCGGTGCCATGCACGACCGGGCTCACATGGTCCGCGTGGGCTTGCCCCTTGTCGCTGCACACTGTGCCGCACGCTCTGCACTGCCACGCGTCGCGGGTCAGCACCGCGAGCCGCCACGCGGTATGTCGCTTGTCGGTGTATCCACGCTGGTACGCATTCGGTCGATGCTCCACACTCGCGGAGCGTAGACGCGGCGGTCGATGCGTGGGGATTCGCGTGGGCACAGGGTCACGACTTGAACGACACGACGCTCACGGTGCCTGTCGAGTTCGTCGTCCCGCTCACGATGCGGATGAATGGCACGCCGAAGAGCGCATCGGGCAGAGCGTAGATGCGTCCGTCCGTGGTGCTGGGGACGAGCGTGATGTCGGCTGCGGAGCCGCTGGCGTCATAGATGCGGCGATACGGTCCAGCCTCGTCGATGGCTCCCCAGCATTGGAGCGAGACGGATGCCGTGCTCATGGTGCCGCATGAGATAACGCCGCCGGCCATGTCATCGGCTCGCAGCGTGGTGGCAGCGGCGGTTGCCGTGCCGAGCGTGATGCTGAACTGCCGGGTCCGTCGCTTGATTTCTGCTTCGTTCATTCTCGTCTCCTTGCCCCTAGCCTACGGTGTCGCGGGGCGGTACGGGCAGTTCAGGGCAGTTGCGGCTGCACTGCCGCCTGATACGTCGCCGCGTCGATTTCCTCAACAACACCGCTCGCGAGCAGTTGCGGCAGCATGGCAGCAGCGGCTTCGTACTGGCAGAACTCATCGTTCACGGCCAGCACAATCCGCCCTTGTGCGTCACGAGGAGCGACGCTTGCAGGGTCAACACAGGTTACGGTCTTAGTGGCTGAGTTCGGGTGTCCCCACGCAGCGTCCAGCGTCAGCCGTGCTTGCTCGTAGACTTCGTCGCTGGAACTCCGAAAATATCTCATAACGCGACGCCAGTGAGACGCGAGAGGTATCGCTCCACTGCCTGGATTTGCAGCACAGTCAACGCTTGACTGTAGACCAGGCACTGGGACCAAACGCCAGAAAAACCAGAGGTCGTGATTTGCCCAATGCCAAAGGTTGAGCTAGAGACTGAAAAGGTCTGGCTGGCGTTCGCCTTAGACGCTAACTCGATGCCGTTCCTCCGAACAAACATAGATGCGCCATTGCGTTGCAAAACGTAAATCCCGGCGGCACGCTGTGCCGTGCTAATTGAAAACGCCAATCTTCCGCCACCAGCCCCAGCAACGTCCCAGTATGCGTTCGTGGCGTTGTTGTCGAATGGCAAATGCGCAGAAAGTCGCCCGTTGGCAAAAGGGTCGCACCCAATCGTCAAACCGGCATTGGGCGACGTAGAACTGGCAACAATGACGAGCGTAAGAGCTGGAGATGTGCTGCCGTTCAAAACCAAATTGGACGGCGTCGCCGCAGACATCAGCGTGTCGGTTCCGTCATGCGTCAACCCTGGGCGCGAGTTCAGAGCCGTCGCGCTGTATGCCGGCTGATTATTGGCTGTGCTTTGAGTGGCGTGGAAGCTGTTTCCCGACAGGTCGTTGATCTGCGAGACAGTGCTGCCGTTAAACGTCATCGACGCTGTATTGGCAACGTCGTACCAGATCTTCAGGCCCGCGATACTGCGCGGATTAAAACCGCTCGCCAGTGGCCGCAGCAGTCTCGGATTCATCGGCATGGCTAGTTCCTCGCTGCGTCCGGTTTACCATCGCCTGCAACTCGCGGCTGCAGCGCGTAGAGCAGGCGTGTCTGCTCGCTCACGGCCTGACTGATTTCCCGCTGGGTCTCACTCAGGGACCGCACGAACGTGCGATGCTCCTCGACGAGCGGCAGCAGCACGTCGTGCCGCAGCACCCAGCCAACGGCGATGGCGACCAAAGTGGGAAATCCCCACCGCTCGATGATGCCAAACATCGTGTCTTTCGCTTGGTCAGTCATGGTGCAGCATCTCTCTTGCAAGCGCCCGCATCGCCTCGCGGTTCTCCTGGCGTTCCAGCCACCACCGCACAAGAATCTTGACCACCTCGGAGACGAGAGCAGACAGCACGAGCGTCAAGATGATGCCCATGCCGTACTCGTGCTTCACGGCCCGCTCCACGGTCTTCGTGTAGTGGTGGGCGACAACCTGCGTCTCGCCCGCGTCGCACTGCTCCAGGACCGGGATGGGCCAGCCTTTGACCGCACGCCGCACGATGCGATTGACGATGCGGCGACCGCCCAGCGTGCGAGGCACGGTCGGCAGTTGCTCCCAGACGTGGGCTTGCAGTTCGTCGAGCGTCATCGCTTCGCCTTCCCGGTGCCGTCGCACGGCTGGCACTTCACCTTGACCGTGCCGTCACCGACGTAGCCGCGACCGTTGCAGTTTGTGCATTTGCCATCGCTCGGCGGGGCTGGCGTCGGCGGGATCTGCTGCCGAAGTTGCACGACCATGCGGGCCGTCTCGCACGCGATGTCGGCGGTCAGACCGTCATCACCCGGCAGCGTAGCGACGCAGCCAACCAGCACGACGAGAAGCGGCAGCAGCCAACGCATCAGAGAATCCCCCGCAGCCAGTTGTCGGGCAGTTGCGTCGGCTTGAAGCCGTTGTATCCCGCATAGACGTACGAATCGCGGCCCGCGAGCATCTTCGTTGCCACGTCCGCATCGACCCAGAATGAGCAGTTGCGAACCGCCTCGGGCATCGCCTCCGGGTAGTGCTTGCCGACCGTGTTGCTATCGCCCCACGAGTTCACGCACAGCAGGCCGGGACGGCGGCCGACGCGCAGACCCGCAAATACCATCGCGTGCCACCACACCCCACCGGGTTTGCAAAATCCCTCTGAGTCGCGGGACATACTGAAGCCCTGACCCGAACAGACAACCACGGGCAGGCCGTTGCTTATGGCGACGGCCGCCTGGTCGAAGTCCACGGCCAGCGTTGTCTCTTGGCACCGCCGCTCCTTGGCGAACGGCTCCAGCGTGTCGGGCACGCCGTTGCGGCCCCACTCGCGGTCGCGTTGCTCGGTGCCGCGTTGCTCGATGACGGTGCCGCCGTAGTCCACGCCGTAGTGGAGGCAGCCGAAGTCGCGGATGGCTTTCGCCGCGTGGAAGCCGGTGCTGCCGTCGCCTCCGG